TAGGGGCACGTGTCGCAGGTGCTCTTGGTGAGACCGTCCAAGCGGGTTCATTTGGTGCTTTGGGTGAGGCCTCGGCACAGATCATGACGGACGGCTTTGTGTCCAGACCTGGTGAAGTTTTACTTGAAGGTATAGCCGAGGGTCCTATCGGTATCGTGGAGGCTGGCTTAGCGGCAAGACCCGACAAAGATTATGATGTTAAAAAGTTTAAACCAGAAGACGATGATGGTAGTCCACTTAAAACACCAGAGATAACAAAGAAAACAAAACCAAAAGTAACGCAAAAAACACCAGAGAAAAAAGAAACCATCGACCAACTTGCCGACGATGAGTTTGCCGATATGGAGATTGGTGAACTTGTTGGTAAAATATATAACAACGTATCAGAAGTTGCACAGACACGAACCAAAGACGGTGTTGGTGGTTCAAAAATAAATCCAAAAAAAGTTAGGGAAAAATTATTAAGTAAAGTTGAACAAAAGTTTTTAGAAGAGAATCCAGATGTTGAAGCAAAAATATATCAACAATTAGCCAATAACAATGTTATTAAACAAGAAGGTGAAGGTTTTACAACGTGGTCACCATATGACCAAGACACCGTTAAACAAACAGAGAAAGCAAAAAAGAAAGTTAGAAAGAAAAAGGTTGAGGCTGTTAAATTATCAACACCAATGTTTGCAGCTCAATTTGAAAAGAAGGCTCCGACTGACGAGGAAGTATTTGAATCAAGAAAACAACCCTTAGAAAATGCTTTCTTTGATAATGAAGATGTTACAAGTCCATTACGAAACGAATTTGATAAGACGGAACTTGATGCCGTATTACAACAAAAAGAACAAAAGTCGGTAGTTACTAAAGACATTTATAATTTAAAAACAAATAAAGTATTAGGTAAAATACAAAGTATACAAGCAGGTGGTACAAAGCCAATTAAGTTTGGAGCCGTAGCTATAAATAACCCATCATCGGCAAAAATATTTGAGACTGAAGCAGAAGCTACAACATATTTAAACGATCAATTACAAAACGAAAAGCAAGAGATTGCCGATAACGAAGAAACAAATGAAACACCAAGTGTTGCTCTTGATCCAGACCCAACATCAAGTATTGATACCAATGCTAAAGCTATAGACTTTAATGTATTCCAAGATTTTATAGCACGTAGTTATAGAAGTGGTAAAAAAACAAACAATCCTGGTGTTACTGAAAACGAACGACCTGCAAACAAAACACAAGAACAGATAGAGAAGACAGATGAAAGACTAGCCAATGAAGATACTCCAGAAGCACAAGAAGCTGACGAGATAAATGATGCGGGTGATGATGAGTTAGAATATAAAAACACTCCAAAAGAACAAGCTGATAACAGAACATTATTTAAAAAAGCCACGGACTTTTTAAAAGGAACTAAAACATCCATAGGTCGTTTGGTTGGTAATTGGTTTGCTGATTTACGTCATCTAGCCTCAAAAGATAAATCACTTGCAAAAGTTTTAAATGTAATTGTTAAACGATCAGAATTTAGGGGTAGAATATACGAAGAGTTGATGGCAATTATGAAGCCGTGGGCAAACCTAACAGAAGCACAAGCCGAACGTGTAGCCAAGGTTGCAATCTTTGCTAGAAACGAAGCCTCTGTAAAAGGAAACAGAAGAATATTAACACCAGTAAATGGAGAGATTACAGTAACCGAAGATGAGTTTAGGTTTGGCACACAAGTTGATGAGGACGGTGAGAAAAAATTTAAGTTTGGTGTATCCCGTATGTTTGACCCAGAGACTATTACTCTTACTGGTGCAGAGATAGAGGCATATAATGCCTTAACTGAAATGGGTAATTATGAAAGACAATTAATAATTGAACAAACAATAGATCAATTAAAAAGTAATGACGTTACAAGTTCAACAGTAACACAATACTTGAAGAATATCGACTTAACCACAAACTATGCCAGAGATTCACAAGCCTTAATAAAATTATTAGATCAATTAGGAACAGCAAGTGAGAGTTTAGTAGGTGTTGATGAAGCAGGTGCGCAAACAATTAAAAATGCTATTAGTCGTATTGAAAAAATAGGTAAACAGATGAACACTGTTTATTTTCCAATGAGTCGATCAGGTGATAAGTATGTTGCTGTTACAAAGAATGTTTTAAAAGATGGTAAGATTAAAAAAGAAGTTGTGTTGTGGAAAGCATATGACACGAACAAAGGTATTAATGTTGCCGAAACTAATAGAGCTAAAAGCATGGCTGCACAACTACTTGATAAATTTTCTAAAGATGAGGTTGTAAGAGACCCAAACACTAATAAAATATATAAAGATAAAAATGGTAAGACCGTAAAAAAATATATACATTCTGGTGTTCAAGCTAATACATATAACAATATAGCTAAAAGAGTTGGTCCAGATTTTATTGAAAGTCTTGATGCGTTTTTACAATTATCCCCAACAGATACAGATGCTATAAACCCTGATGTAAATTTTTATGAAAGTTTAAAAAACAGAGCTGAAGCATTAAAGGCAACCAGAGGTATACCTACATTTTTAAGAGAGTCACGAATGATTGCAGGGTTTGATCCGAAAGATGCGCTTGATGCTATTGGCAAACATATTAACTCTTTCGCTACTTGGGATGCTGGTTTTGTTTTTGATGGTAGAATAAAAAAAGCTTTTGCTGAAGCTAAAGAAGATCCTAATTCACAGGCAGGACAGTACTCAGAAAAACTAGAACAGTATTTAGATAATGATCCACACGAGTTTCAATCACTAAGACAAATTGGTTTCTTATATTTCTTAACAGATGTCAGTGCCTCGGCTATGAATATGTTTCAAGGTATACCTGCTATGGTATATAACGGTATATATGCGGGACAGTTTAGAGCCGCTAAGAAACAAGCAGCAGTCACTAAAGAACTATTTGCCAAAGGTATTACACCGACAACAACCTCAGATAATCAGTTTGATTTAGAAAAACTATCGAAAGTATTCGGACCACGAATACCATTGTTTAGAGATCCTAATAATTTATTAAGTTCTGTCATAAACCCAAGTCGTGCTAATGAATATTTAGGTAAACAAACTACAGATTTTATAAAAGGACAACAAATATTTAACAAGGTTGGTATACCAAGAGGTAAAGCTAAACTTGAAAAGTTTGTAAGAACACTTGGTTTAATGTTTACAACAACAGAGGTAGCAAACAGATTGGCTTCGTATGTATCATCGTATGAACTAACTGCTGACCGTAACACACTTCGTAAAGCTGTTAACTATGCTTTACAAGATGAAGTATTTAAAGTTAGACTACAAGATGATTTAAAAATAGATCCAAACACAATACTACAAAACATAGACAACCTAACAACAGAGCAGAACGAGGGTGTTAGAGATTTAATTGCACGTAATGCTGTTGAGGAAACACAATTCCTTTATGGTAAAGAAACCAAGCCAAGAATTAGTAGAGGGTGGGGAGCTTTAGCATTTCAGTTTAGTGAATATCCGACAATGATGTTAGCCTTAATGAAACGATTAGCATTCGATAAAGGACCAGAGGGTAGAAAAGCTTTTGGTGTTTATATGTTAGCTCTTCTTATGACATCAGGTTTAATGGGTTTACCTTTTATAGAAGACTTAACAGAATTAACTGAGGGTGTATTAAAAACTTCGGGTTATAAAAATGCAAATGCAACTAAGTTATGGTATGACATCACTGGAGATATTATGCATCCAAAGTTTGCTGAAGCAATTTATAGAGGTGGCTTTAGGTTTGCAGCTGGTGTTGATATCGGTAGAAGAGTTGGTCTTGGTTCACACCCAGTCAGTGGTGGTCTAATAGATTTCTTGTTTAGTGATAAAGGTTTTTCAAAAGCAAGTATACCGTTATTTAGTGTATTAAGTAAACCATCTATTGCATATGATTATTTAAAAACAGATGATGTTGGACTAGCCGTTGCCGAGCTTATGCCTAAACCATTTGCAAATGTCATGAAAGCAACATATTTAAAATCTGATGGATATAAGACAAGATTTGGTGATAAGGTTGTTGTACCTAAAGATGTGTCTTCTTTCGATGCAATTATGCAGGGTTTAGGATTTACACCAGCAGACATTGCTAGAGAACGAGAGGCCATGTATTTAACAAAGACAGAACGAAATGCTTCGGCATATATCAGTAGAAGATTTTATAGAAGACTACAAAAATACCAAGGACAATTACACAGAGCCATACAAGCTAAAGATAAACAAGCTATCCAAAGCGCACGAGATGATATAAGAGAAATGTACGAAGATATTGCCGAGCATAATAAGAAAATGATTAGTGATGGTAAAATTAATATGACAGTTAATCTACGTGCCGACACAATAGCTGATAATTTTTACAATGAAATAGCTGGGGGTAATAGAACACTATCTAACCTGCCGTCTGATGATAGATATATGGCTACAGAAAGACTTAAAAAACTACCACGAGGTATTGACTAAGCATGACTAAGGTATATATTTAATTTTATGAAAGATGTCCATGTGGCGATCGGTTGGGACTCAAGAGAAATAGATGCATATCAAGTGTGTGAACACTCGCTTGTTAGACGATCGTCAATCCCAGTAGCCGTTACCCCCTTAATGCATAACAGTCTACGATACTTTAAATTATTTGACAGAGAGTGGCGCATAGATAAAAACGGTCAGCATTGGGATGTGTTGGACAATGCCCCCTTCTCTACAGAGTTCAGCCATACTCGGTTTCTTATACCAGAGTTGGCAAGACGCAACAAAGTAAAGGGATGGGTAATCTTTTGTGACTGTGATTTTTTATGGCTGGATGATATAAAAAATTTACTTGACGAACTTGATGATGACTATCCTGTTATGACAGTTAAATTTAATTATGTACCTGATGATGGTATGAAGATGGACAATAAGATACAAACAAAGTACAATTGTAAATTATGGTCGTCTCTCATGGCATTTAATATGAATCACAAAGCTAATAAAAAGTTAACAAGATATGCTGTTAACGAAATGAAAGGCCTTGATCTCCATCAGTTTGCATGGTTATCAAAAGGACCCAATAGTGTAGGAGAAATAAACCCAAGATGGAATTATGTTCCAGGCATAATGGGAGAGAACACCCCTCTCAAACCATCAGCTGTTCACTTTTCTTTAGGTGGACCGTGGATGAAAGATTATGCTGATTGTGAGTTTTCAGATAAATGGTTTGCTGAAAAAGCTCACATGGATTATCAACATGGATCAACATTGAAGGATATGAAATGCCTACATTTTCACTTGTAACATCGTTCCGGGGCGATCACTGGAATCTTTATGCCAAAGATTGTATAGAAAGTTTTATTAAACATTGGCCTAAAGATACTAAACTTTATGCTTATTATAATGATTGGCCAGAACGTGGTTTGCAATCATACGACTCGGATAGAGTTGAGTTTATTGATCTCATGTCCGTGTCTAAAGAACTATGTGAGTTCTTTAAAAAATTTAAAGATCCAAAAGATGCTCCAAACTGGAGAACAGATGTTAAGCGGTGGGCATACAAAGTCTATACTGAGTATGAGTTCTTTGTAAAGAATCCACCAAAGTGTGATGTAGGTATATGGATTGATGCTGACACCGTAACATATAACGACATACCAAAAGCTAAACTTACAGAGTGGATGCCTAAAGATAAAGATATAGCTGTGCTTGGACGTGAGGCAGTAAATTATATAGAAGCTGGTTTTGTTATGATGCAAATGACAGAGCTTAATAAAGCTTTGTTTGCAGACTTGTTTGGAATATGGGACTCTGGTGAGATTTATAATTATAAAGAGTGGCATGATGCTTTTGTATTTACTAGGATCATGAACCTTCATCAAGCGCATGGCTTACAAGTAAATAACTTATCACCATACTGTGCTGACCTTAATGCATTTGAAGCATCACCACTTGTTAGATACATGTATCACAACAAAGGTTTGTTAAAATTTAAACAAGAACAAGCTAACCAAAAAGCACCAAACACAAAAGTCAAAACAAAGAAAACAGAAGATTCAAATAAAAAACCTATAGTGGTGACACCACAGGACTGCATGCCTATTGAAGATATTCGTATGAATATACTTACAAATGCTAAACGCATGCCTACGGCTATAACCAAACGATGTCAATGGAATGATGAAGAAGTAGCTATTGTATCAGCTGGTCCGTCTCTTAAAAAAAGTTTTAGAGAAATACAACAATTACAAAACAGAGGGGTAAGAATTGTTTGTGTTAAGCACAGCCACAATACTCTTCTTGAGAACAATATTCAACCGTGGGCCTGTACGATATTAGATCCAAGACCGTTTAACGAAAAATCTACACATGGTTATGTACGTAAAGAATTGTTAGCCGAGCCACATCCACGGGTGATGTATTGGGTGGCTACTATGTCTAACCCTGATGTGGTTACACACTTGCTTGATAAGAAAGCAAAGGTTGTAGCTTGGGATGCTTATTGTAATGCCATCGAAGGATGGGACTTTTTTAAAAATAGATTGCTTATCACCGGCGGCACGTGTGCTGGTATGAGATCAATCGGTTTGTTGCACACTCTTGGGTTTAGAACAATGCATCTGTATGGTTTTGATTCGTGCATCGAAGGTGAACCAGAGAACAAAGATGAGTTAGCTGAAGACGGGCGTAAGAAATGGTTAAAGGTATCGGTTGGTGAAGAGAACAAACCATATTGGACAACTGGAGAGTTGCTAGCCCAGGCTCAAGACTTTGAGAAACTAATGCAAAGGGAAGAGATAGATCTTGATATTCACGTTCATGGTGATGGTTTAGTCAAAGCGTTATGGGACGATGGGTTAAAAGATAAGATAGAGAAAACAACATACAAGGAGATCTTCGATGACATCCCGTAAAGTAGTAGGAGTATTTTTAAATTCAGCTGTGCACCAGCCACATGTTAATACACTGACAGCTATGACTCATGGCATCAGAGAGACAACAGATAACCTTGTGTTCTTATCTAACTCAACTAAATATATGGATTGTGACATAGCCGTTATATTTGGATCGTGGAAAGATAGACATACAAAACATCACTTATTAAAAAAAGATGTGGTTACTAAACATAAAGGTGACTTGCTTGTAATTGAAACACCGTTGTTAGGTAGAACCATAACCGAGGACCATAGATATTACCGTGTTGGTAAAGGTCACTACATGGATACCCTTGGTTATTTTAATAATAAAAAGTCTGACAAAGACAGATGGGGTATCATACGAACCGATCTTGGTCTTGAAATAAAAGACTGGAGAAAAGATGGTAAACATATAATGTTTCTTATGCAGTTGCCTGGGGATGCAGCAACAGCTAATGTTGATATACTTAAATGGTTACAAGATGAAATAGTTAAATGCAAAAAAATATCTGACAGACCTGTTAGAGTTCGTATGCATCCGTTAATATCATCTTATGACTTATCTAAATTTGAAGAGTTTGTGGAGAAACAAAAAGATGTTAGCATGGTGTTCGGACATAAGAACCCGATTGCGATGGATTTGGAAAACTGTTGGGCTACGGTTTCGTTTACAAGTGGAGGGGCTGTGGATAGTCTCCTTGCTGGTGTCCCTGTCATTACACCTAGTAATCTTAACTTTGCTTATGCGATATCATCCCACTCTATAGAAGATGTTGAGAACCCAAAGATGGAAGACCGTCAACAATTATTTAATGATCTTGCATACACACAATGGACAGTAACAGAAATGGCACACGGATTACCTTACAAACATTTAATTAATAATGACTGATAATAAAGATAAAGATAAAGATGTTGTTGTGCATCTGTTTAAAGACAAGTCTGAGCACATAATGTCAAAGGACGCAGTCAGTCAAATGCCACAGGATAATTTTACAAACATAGTTGTGGATCATTTAGATGTTATTAAAGAAGATGTTAATAAATATAAAGCTACAGGTATCATAACTGTTTTGTTTGATGATAGAGGTCCTATTATAGATTATTTTGCAGGTAGTGTTAACTTAAACTCAGCCTATGTTTTGATGGACCAACTAAAGGGTGTTATATTAGATAAGATAGAACAAGCACAAGAGGGAATTGAATAATGTTAACAGCACTTATAGGTCCGGTCACTGGGCTACTTGATAAATTCATAGAAGACAAAGACCAAAAGGCACGTCTGGCTCACGACATAGCTACCATGTCTGAAAAACATGCGAATGCTCTGGCGAAAGAACAGGCTAAAGCTAACACCGAAGCAGCTAAACATCCAAGTATGTTTGTAGCTGGTGCAAGACCTGCAATCATGTGGGTGTGTGCTATTGGTTTGTTTGTAAACTTCTTTATCTTACCACTAATGACTTGGTTCACAGCTCTGTTTGCACCAGAAATAAATATGCCAAACTTTGTGGACACAGGTGAACTTATTTCTCTAACCATTGCATTACTCGGAATGGGTGGACTCCGTAGTTGGGAAAAGACAAAAGGGGTTGCAAGAGAGAATATGAAGAAGTAAAATAAAAAGATCAGTGGACTGCGGTCATTCAATGGCAACCAGCACTGTTTGTTTAACCATAACAAATGGAGTTGACTATGTGGTCTAAACCTATTATCACAGAAATTTCTGTTGGTCTTGAGATTAACAGTTATGCATGTGCAGAAAAGTAATATAGTAGTGGGAGCCTTAGTGCTCCCTTTACTTTCATTTTGCGATCCGGTTGTAGCTACCAACGGTAGACTATACGATCAGCTCAATCAATATAACGTAACTTGCAGACTAACCAAAGAACAGATAGTCAAACCTTTTTTTGGAGAAGACTCTGTCAAATGCTTTTATACATGCACAGATAAGGATACTATGGTTATAACAACGCATAGTGATTTTGCTTGTGAAAAACAAATACAGAGTCCAAGAGGAGACAAAAGAGATTGGAGAGGTCGATTGAAATATTAAGGCTACGAGATTGTAGTGGTGAAAGATTTCCAAGAAACAAGAACAGAATATTAGGTTATAGAAATCCAGTTAAATATTATGGCAAAAAGATTACAAAGAGTAGAATATAGTCCAGTAAAAAAAACAAAGAGGAGATATAAAAAGATAGGTCTTCGACATCGAAAACAACTGGGACCTAAATCACATCTAAGGAGTTAAATCTCTAGGAGCTTACAGTTAAACAGTCCCGCCCCTAGAGATCCTTTTGACGACGTTGTTTCAATTAAGAGTATACATTATTTAGTAGCTTGGTCAAGCAGTTTACGAGCTATGTCTGAAGACGACATTGTTTTTTTACCACCAATATTAAATAACATAGGTATATTATTTTTTAAACAATACTCTACCTCTGGTGTGGTGGTTGGAACTCTATCCCCTCCGTTAGCAAATGCAAAAAGCTGATCTATATCTTTTAAATTATTAACAACAGTATTATCGTTGTCTTTTGCTTTGATAACTTTTTGTATAAATTGTGTTGAGCTAACAATCTCGCTTCGTTCTTTATACGGTAACATCACGAATCCTTTTTTTCTTTGCAGCCACTCGTCAGTATTTACTATTGCCCACACTTCTCCAAACAAATTTGCCTGGCGAAACATACTTATGTGTCCAGAATGTAGGGGATCAAAGCCCCCACTCACCACTATAATCATGACTTATCCTTATTATATCGTTTTCATCTAGTTTTTCACCCTCCCAAATCTCAAAAACCCGCACATGGCCATTAGAAGCACGTAGACAATGAAGTGTATTTCTTGGGATATAAACCCTATGACCGGGTAGAAATGTCCACCAGTGATCGTCTATGAGGGCCGTTGCTTCGCCACTTTGTATTTTCCAGTGCTCATCTCTATATTTATGGTATTGAACAGACATTCCTCGACCTGGATACACATATAATATTTTTATAACTTTAGTTGGTGTTTGTTTTAATACTCTGTAATGTCCCCAAGGTCGTGAAACAATATTCATTTTATCTAAACGGTGGACCCATAAACCAACATACTAAACTATGTCGAGTCCCTTCTGTCACTGCTTTAATTCTATGAAAATAAAATGATGGAAATATAATCATATCACCTTTGTCTCTAAAACCTTCGATCGGTTCAATCTTACCATCCATGTTTTTAATTTGTAATATACCACCCTTGTAGTCTTCAAAGTTAGATAGCTGTACAACCATCGATAACTTTCTTAGTAATCCTGGATATGGTCCATCTTTTTCTGGAGGATAAATATCTCGATGCCATTGATAGTGCTGCCCCTTTTTATATTCTGTAAATTGTGGGCACTGTAGATTTGTAACATCAAACATATAATATTTTTTATTTATCTTTGCTGCAATCTCACATAACTTAGGGACAATCCAATGATCAAGAGGATACCATTTTATCTTTGAGTTCCTATCTTTTTTTAGATCAGCTTCTTTCTTCCACATTACACCAGCCAGCTGTTCAGAATAGTCGGGAGACTCCTTGATCATTTCGTCGCATAACTTTTCTGGAACAGCTTTCGGTATGGTCACAAATGTTTTATACATCCACGACCTCGCATGAACCGGCACTACATGCAAGAGTTTGGGAGGATTTAGTGTTATCATCTTGCTCGTGAAGTGCCAAATCATTCCAATTAATTTTGTTTGGTTGATCCTTTTTTAATTTATTATATTCTTCTTCATCAATATCTTCGTATGGTGCTTGTTGATATACATGTCCAAAGTTTGGTAGAAACGACACACCACTTAGATCATCAAAATTATTCCAACACCAGTCTGCTACACCTAACCACTCGTTGTCATTTACTGATATAGTTATACTTGGTTTATGTTCACACCAATACTTGGCATACACTAGCCAGTGGTTTAGTTGTTCAAGCGCCGATCTTTTGTTACGAGTAACACATCCTTTGGGTGCTTTTTCTACAAAAGAAAAGACCGCAGTTGCATCTGGTTTCATAACACAATCTTCTGTTGGTATATTTTGTGATTGTAAAAACTGTGTTAGTGGATCTTTCTTATCACCTCTAACTCTGCGAATATAATGTTCGTTATGTCTAGCGTGTATACCTGACGCAGCATTGACTAGTTGTGACACAGTACCTGATGGTTTAACACATGTGATAGCTGTAGCCTGATTAATACCAAATCGTTTAGCCCATATCTTATTTACATCGACGGCTTTTTGTTTCATTCTTTTTAACAAGTCTGGAAGAATTGCCTGATTATAAACATCACCAGATAATATTTTGTGATCCATAATACCAGTTAAAGATACTCCGAGCAATCTTTCTTTCTCTGTTGCATCTTTCCATTGTCTTCTCAAATATTTAAAACTAGTTAGGGTTGCTTGCATAGTCCCAAGGATTGTAGCTGCCTCAACTTTATCAAGTAAATCTTCCTCGTGATCATCTTCACGAACCACTACCTCAGACAAGTTGCAAAATTGAAAAGGCTGTAAAATTATTTCTGAACATGGGTTGGTTCCAAACTCAAAACTATCATCACGTCTTTTGTTTCTTGCAGCAACTGTCTTTGATGCTTGTCTATTAAAGATACCTCTTTCACCACTGCCTGATTTATAAAGAGCTAACCACTCTTCCATAAAGGTACCGATATTATCTGGTTTTGTTTCATATACGGCTGAGTTATTTGACAATGCACGTTGTGCTTCTACTCTGTACCATTCACCAGACTTGGCATCTCTCATGTCTCTGTCGTTAAGATCAGATAAACTAATCATAGCTGATCGTCTGACACCACCAACTACAACAATCTCACCAACTTTACAGACAAGGTCATGACACTCAAGCGGAGTTAGTCTTCTGCCTTTTGCTTTAACAAAGGTTTCTTTCGCAAAGTTGAAGAGATCAACGAGCGGTGCAGGACCTGAAGCTCTTCCACCGAAAGTGTGAAGTCGTGCCCCTGCCGGTCGCACATTAGAAATATCCCACCTGGGGATTTGCCCGGCATACAATAATGTAAGGACTTCCCGAAATGCTTTTGCCCAACCAAGCTTAGAGTCTCTGACCACGACCACAGACTCTGTATCGTGGAAATCGTCAGCCACACTAGGCAAAAGTTCTGTATATTTTTTTTCAACACTGAAACCAACTCCCGTCCCACACATAAGCACGTAAAGTATTTCGTCAAAAGCTTTTGGATGATCTATGGGTACATAAGAACAATTATACCCCGCAATGTTTTCTTTTTCCAAGGCCGGACCGGCTGTCATTAATGCTCTCATGGAGGGCATGACCTCTAAATTTAAAACTTTATTTTCAAGATATTCTCTGGTCTTCTTATCTATTTTATATTTACAATTCTTTTCTATTTGTTTCTCAAAAAAATCAAAGTAACGAGCTACGGTTTCGTGCCATTCTTCTCTTCTCTTTTCTGTAGGTAGCCATCTAGCGTATCTAGACTTGTGGATAAATTGTTGATAAACAGTTGGTAAAGTCGTCATCGTCTCCCTTTCATTTTAATTATGTTTCTAATATGTGTTAATGTCATCACCACATTCAACATCATCATAAAGTATAGACCCTCTTGTATTGTCCATGCCCACCAAAAAAGTTGTGAGCAAATACCAAACAATGGTGCTTTCAGTGATCCGTTACCATACAAGTAAACTGATACACATGCGGTCAGTGAGCAGATTATTTCAAGTATCGGAACATCAGATACTATCATTCTTTTTCTAGCAATTCAATATATCTATTTAAATACCATCGAGCTTTTTGCAAATCTTCTAATCTTTTACCTTTGTAATTACATCTCCAAGTGTATTTCATAACTTGTCCACGTAAGTATCCACGGTACTCTTCAGGTGTTAGTGCAGCTTCGATGGCTTCAATACACTCAATACCTTTGTCATTATATTTATAGTGAGGTGGGTTGTTTACTAAATCGTCAGTCATTTTGTCTCCTCTTTGTGGGTCATGTTTAATAGTACATTTAATCTTTTTCTCTGAAAGTCTGAGCTGGTAGGCTCATCAATAAGTTTCCTAGCGAAAGAACGAACTTGCTGATAATTAAGGCCAGCAAGATCACACACATCAACAAACCAAGTAGCAGTAACACCGACGCTTTTACTGAACCAGCGAACAGCATCTTCCCTAACTTGCACAGACTCTTTAGAAACATTTTCATTTTCGTTACTAGCATCCAATAAAGCTTGGTAAATAACAGCTCTGAATAATGCTCTCTCATTTTCTCCCTCTCTATTTACCTCGGTAATCGTATCGAGTGTAGGGTCTAAAGCAATCCGGGTTTGGTTTGGGTTTAACGAATATATCTGTTGTGTTGATTTCTTTTGGTCTTTCATCTATCCATTCCACTGGTACAAATCTATCTGCCCATATAAAATTATTGTTACTAAGCCAATCACCATAAGTTGTTTTACTAGTTTTGTAAAGTTTATTCCTAGAATTTTGTAGTACAAATCTAATATCTAAGTCTGGTCTTTGTTGTTTTATACACAGATGTTTGGCTCTATCTTCTTTTGTAAGCTGTCCCTTGAGTTCTATTATAATACCATTCGATAATATAATATCTGGAGTGTATGTCTTCTTGATCTCCGGAACAACATAGGGAATGACTAGGGTTTCATACTCAAAGTCAACCTTGTCTTCATCAAGCTTACCACATACAGTGGCTTCAAAGATAGACCTATAGAATCCTTTTTCTTTTCTAAGAATACTCATGGAATATCTTCTGAAACATTAGGCTCACTAACCACTTTGGTTAACCACCGTGGTCCTTTACTATATATAAACTTTCGTAGTCCATGTCCATCATTTGCATCAGACCAACAATCGTTTTTGTATGCACAGTACGAACATCCAACACTTAACTTCATGTTACCTGATGTTCCCTCTGGTTCTTCATCATAACACCTTGGTGGTGGCTTGTCTTTGTCTTTTAAAACTTTTCTTAAATGTTTAATTCTTTCTCGTGCATTAGGTACATCAGACTTGTCTGGACGACACAATGCTAGTGCTCCGCTTTGTTTATCAATGGCAAGAAAAGCTACCTTGTCGTTATTGTTTGCTTCTGAATATGCTGCGATCTGATGAAGGTATCCAAAGGCATCTGTCTCTGATGTAATGTCGTTATCTCTAAATTTTCTAAACCCAAACTGTGATGCTGATTTAACATCAACAACCACTCCGTCTATTACAGCATCTTGATGTCCAGTTACTCCATCAAGTTTTAAAGTTCTCTGTTCATCTGTTACAGAGTGTCCGGCTGTTTTAGATAACAACAATAACAATGCTTCTAACATATGCCCATATAAAAACTTAATACGTACATGAGCTGGCATATGTTCTTTTAATTCTGGTTTGTATAGCTCATACCATAGTTGACGATCTGGTTTGCCGAGGCTCGACATACGAATACCCCGGCTACCAGTTTGTTTTTCTGTTAAGTAAGTAAGAACAGCATCTTTCATACTCTCTGCAAATTTATTTAAATCATGTGGTGTTGGTTTCTTTTTGTTACCATCATCAAACAATTTATAAATATCTTTTACAAGAGTGTTTATGCTTTTCTTACTAGACATTAGAATGGAAGCTTATCGTCTTGTAATTCATCCTTATTTGATGCGCCGTTCGTTGGAGCTTGATATCCAGACTCCTCGCCAAACTCATCTAAATTTTCAGAAGGACTGTACTCAACTAATTTAGTTACTTGTACAGCTTTCAAAGATGAACCAACACCTTTATTACCTCCGACATTATAATCGTAAGTATCAAAAGCTACATTAACTAATGAACCATTACCGATTAAAACATCAGGGCTAATTGGTGTTTTTTTAGAATCAACAACACGAGGGGAAGAGTTCTTTGTACCATCTTTACGAGTGTACTTTCGTTTAATAGTAATGAACTCACCTCTCTCGTCGTCTTTGTTTTTTATACGAGGACTAAGTCCCAAGTCTTGTAGTTGTTTCTTAGTCTTTGCATCCACTGTTACATCAATTGAGAAGATACCTTTTTCATTGTATTGATCGTAGTGTGGTTGATGGACTTTCGCCCAGTATGCAGTTCCAGATATTACTGGCATAGTTTTCTCCTTATATAAAAGTTAA